CCCTTGGCACCCGAAAATACGGGTTTCTCATTGGCCAAGACCCGCGGACATGATTTTGATGGTATCTCTGTCATGTCAACTATCTCAGTTTCTTTGCGAAACGTTTAATATATACCCCATAAGTACAAAATCTCTCGAGAAACTGGTGATTATCGACTCATTTAGAACGATAAAAGTCGGCAACAGTACAGCAAAATTCTGCAAATTCTTGATCAGGTGTATCCATCTTAGAGTAGTTATATCTCTGGGAGACAATTTGAATATTTTTTAATGAGTATCCGTGCCTACTGTTGATTCGGTCTATACTGGCTTTATTTGGGCTGTTTCTTTTATGCTCTAGAAGAACTCCAGTCTTGGCACAATATCTAGCATTTTTAAGTTTGTTGTAAACTTGTTTTTTTGAAAGATTAAAAGACAAATCACGTTTTTTGGCACCTGCTTTAATACTTCTAAAATTATGATCAACAAATTTATCAAAATCAGTATCTATCTTTGCCATATATTTTTTGGATGCTGCATATCCGGTACGCTTACGATATTCTCGTTGATATTCGAGTTGTTCTTGGGTCATTGCCATAATTATCTCCTCATCTTTGAAATGTCAATTGCTTCTTCATCTGAAAATACAGGTACCGCATTGCTCTTGTGCATTGTGGCAATGCCTTTGACTTTGGTTCCTGTGTAGACTGGATTGGGTCGCAATACTGCATTGCCACCTGTGTTCACGCTCTTGATATGAGCAGTACTACGGTCTGCCGGAATAGCTAAACTGTAAGAACCTTTAAGAGGTTCTGCAGACAGAGCTCGCTTGCGCTTTTTATCTTCAATTTCTACAGCCCATTTCTTCTGTAGTTCTTTCCACGATTCTTCCAAAGCTCTAGCCTTTCTAGCGTGTTCAGCTGATGCAAACTTTTGCTTGCCTTTGCGTTTGCCAGTGGTACTGAGCCACGGACCTTCTAGGTGCATTGTCAAAAGAAACCTCCAAACTTGTTAAACTAAGCTACTAGTATAACAGAATGTTTAGAGGTTGTCAAGCTCAAATTAATTGTCTACCACTCCAACCAAATGCAATCTTGGATGATCCGAACAATTTAAAAATGTATGACGAAGTCTGGTGTTTACCCACCATACTGAGCCAGCTGCCAAATGATGTAGAAAACCGGGGGTGAATAAAAAATAACATTCCGGATTGGTAATTAACGGAATATGTATGCGTGGAGTTTCGTCAGAGTGCAGGCTGTAACAAGATTTTGAGTTAACCCACATCAGTCGTGTTCTTTTTAAATTATATTGTTTAATTACAGTTTCAAAAATAGTATCTTTAAAAAAAGGATTTAGTTCAGTATATTCAATTTCGGCTCCCTGACTTTTTCCTACTGCACTAGCCCAGGGGTCTTCTCCTAATTTATATTGTAGTCCAGTCTGCTTACCTTGACCAGTATATTGAGTCCATATGATATTGTCATTAAGATCATCTAATACCTTAATGATAGTGTTAACGTCGATAGTATCTATTACATTTTTTATCATCTTTATTTTCCAAACGTCATGCTATGTATTTTAAAATTGTTATTCAATACAAAATCTAAAATGTTCACAACATCGTTAACAGATAATCTATTACCTTTTATGTGTTTAACTCTATTAGTATCAGTCAATCCAGGTTTTAAATTAATAATATAAGGCAACGTGAATTCTTTAGACCGACAAAATAAGTCTTGTTGTTCTTTGTCTTTGCAATATTTTTCAAGCCCGGTAGTATATCGAGAAGATATATTAATAATAATTTTATCTGTTCCCTTCCAGAGATCGTATACAGCCATTAATATCTGTAACTGAGCATCGTCAAAGTTATTATAGGCATTGTTAATAAACATATCAACATCTTTGATTTCTTCTAAAATTTTATTTCTATCAGCAGGACTAGCAATATTATAGCCGTTGCTTCTTGAAAATCCAATAACTGTGTGTGATTGAAAATGATTAAAAAATGCTTGACCTAACCCTTGTGTATGTCCTGTAATTGCTATTTTCATAAAAAAAGGAACCGAAGTTCCCTTTATTTAACTGTTAAGGACTTTTGCCACGCTGTTCATAACACTGGCAATGCGTCCAATGTCACGAAGTTGTTCCACAGTATAGCCTTCTTGCTTGAGTGTTTCGTAGTGTGCCTTAACACAGAAGTGACATTTGCCCACAATACTAGCGGCCAAACTGAATGCTTCAAAGTTGCTCTTGGTAGTTCCACCGTGACTTGCAATAGCGTTCATACGTAACTGAGCAGGTAATCCTTTCAGTGCTGGATCATCTGCCATTTCAACGTAGGGATACCAGGTATTGTTTTGTGCCATAATACTTGCGGCTGTCATTGCTGACTCTGCGTGTACTGGAACATCTGCTAGAATTACTGATAATATTTTTCCGTTGCCTGTTGCGGCCAATGCTGCTACTGCACAGCCCATGGCAACATCTGCATCCAATGTGCTACGTAGTAGAACAGCATCCAGATTTAATTTTGTATCTTTAGCGTAGTCTGGTAACGCACTTTTTACTGATTCAATAAAACTCATTTTAATATTTTCCTGATGCTAATACGATTTGACAAATGTGTTCTAGCCGTTCAATGTGTTCAAACGCCCTCCACGGACTAGTATCGATGGCAACTACACCGTGTCCTTTGATACCTACGATGTCATACTCAATGTTACCCGCATTGTCTAACTGTAAGTTTTCGTGACAACGATCAGCAAGCTCTTGGCTAATAGGGGCAACATCTCCCACGTTGGGTGCTACCTTGGTATAACGATTGAGTTCTGGAAACTCCGCACTCACTGTATTCAAATCAATACCGGCATGCATTGCAGCAATACAATAAGTAGGATGTAGATGAACTACTACTCTTACTTCGTCGTGATGCTGACCCATCATTTTCTGTAGTCCAAAATGTAATGGCAGTTCTCCGCTTGGCCTAAGTTGAGCACTAATGTCGGTGTAAGGCAATTGTACGTGACTCCATCGGTCAATAGGTTGATGCAAAATTCCAATCTTCTTGAACTGATCCGGTTGCATGGTCTGCTTACGAACGCCACTGGGTGTGATATAAAAATGATCACGGTCGTGATGACGAATTGAAACATTGCCATCGCGACTGGTAATCCAGTTACGCCTATATGCTTCAACCAATGTGTCGCAAATTGTTTCTAACATTATGCATGACCTTTGTGAATTAGTTGATTCACAATGTTAAGATCAAACTCTAATTTGGAAATTCGATCTCGCATCTGTTGATATTCTTCACTGTGTACATCGCCGTTGTGTATTACAATATCTAAATACATCGCCGCGGCCTGATCATGCGCAATTTTAAGATCGTGTTCTAATAATACTCTTCTATCTCTTAACATTGTTATCCTTTATAATATTGTACAATGCCCAGAAACCACACTATGGCCAACATGGCAAAGTTTGCGGCACTGGGCCAATCTTTCGTGCGTACGGCAGTCACCAACCAAGCGGCATTGCCTACAAACAATAACTCAATACCTAGAATAGGATCCAGATTAAAACTGACCACTACAGCGCCTGCCAACATGATGCCAAAACAGATCCATTTGATCTTGATCAAATCTTGGGTCCTGTGAATACTTGAGTGCTATTTTCACCCGTGCCTAGCACACAGGCTATTTTCTCATCAAATTGAATCAAGGTCCATGTTTTGGTTTGTTCGTTCACAAACAAACTGTATCTCGACACAGTGGCACCAGGTTCAATGCCCCACCAGATGGGCATTTCTTTGTAGTCGTTACCTGTTAATCCTCGCAATAATGTAGCTGTGTCAGCACATTCCACGGGCTTTTGCACAGTCACAGACTGTGCCACTGCCAGGCCAAGCACTAACATAACAGGGAGTATGAAATAATATTTCAAATCACTTCAATGTGGCTGTGTAGGCCGCAATGTTGTTGATATCAGCAGGAGTGAGTCCGCCAGCGATGCCCCACATGAGTTGGCTCTGTGCTCCAGCCTGTTGCTTGTTTTTATAGGCTGTGAGTTTTTTCACAACGGCTTCAGCTTTCTGACCCTGTAGTTTTGGGCCAACTCCGCCTTGTCCTTGTGCTCCGTGACAGGCCACACAGGTGGCGTATTTGGTTTTGCCGGCAGCGACATCTTGTGCCTGGACAGTGGCAGATAAACTGCACATTAGTGCCAATACTGTCGAGATTTTCATACATTTTTCCTTTTCTAAATATACATTTACTTATGTTTAGGCCATTGTGATAGCAATGAAAGCCAGCACGGGTTAAATTACAGTGTCTCTCCGCCTAGTGTGCGGTTACAGGCACAAAGTTCGCCAGTCTGTAGCGCATCCAATACACGAAGTGTTTCTTCTGGGCTACGACCCACGTTCAAGTTGTTGACGGTAACGTGTTGGATTTCATTGTTTGGGTCAACAATGAATGTGGCACGTAATGCTGCTCCTGCTGGAGCATAGAATACCCCCAACTGTTCGATCAAGCTCAACTCACCACGAGCAGTATCAGCAAACTGATGATGTGTGATTTTCTTCAAACCAGCGTGTGCTTCTTTCCACGCCACTTTACAGAATTCGTTATCTGTGCTTCCTGTGAGCAGGACTGCATCACGCTCAGAAAAGTAGCCTGTTAATTCTTCATATGCTAAAATTTCTGTAGGGCATACAAATGTAAAGTCTTTTGGGTAGTAAACGATCACTTTCCACTTGCCCGGAAAACTAGTTTCTGTAATTGTATAGAAGGGATCACCTAGTGTTTCGCATACTGGCTTAACGCCTGTGATTGTAAATGCTGTTAATTTATCGCCAACTGTTTTCATAATATCTCCTTTGTGTGTGAATGAAACAATACTTATTGTACAGTTATATATCCTATAGATCAACGGTTTTCCATAGGTTTTAGCTAAAATATTTTAATGGCGCTAATAGGAAAAATTAATAACAAAAAGAAACCCGCCGAAGCGGGTTCTGAGTTTCTGTTGCGAGGTATGTCTTACCCCAGGCTGCGTTTAGGCGGCCAATGCGTAACTTTCGTTGTTTGCACTTAGGTTTTTTGCTTCTACGACCGGGTTACCCCAATCCTAACGGCTTCTACATTGCCGGACTGTCCATTTCATTACTCTTTGCCCTGTCGAAACTATGCAGGCCCATCAAATGCGATCTTGACTAAGCACAAGATAGTAATTGCTCACACTATTGCTACCGAACTAGCGCATTTGGTGGACCTGGGGGGATTCGCACCCCCGTCCAGAACACTTTTCAATCTACTTCATACAGTCTTAACTCTTACTTATCATAAAGATTTTAACTTTGTGATAATATCATAAACTTCGGAATATGTTTCAGTAATTTTATCCATTTGCTGTTCTGATACTGATTCAGTTTCTTCAAGATGAACTAAATCTCGTGCTAGATTTTTTTGCAACTCTTTCAATTTGTCCTGATCATACATCATTATACTACATTTTAACAGTTAAGTCAATGTCTTGTTGTTGCTTTTGGACTTGTTTTTCAGGACGAATAGGTTCTAACCAAGAATCTGGAATATAAGCCTTCGGAGTATCTCCGTACATATTACTCAATCCAAATTCTGTGGCTATCCACCAAAAGTGATCTGTGATAGCAGCCTTACAGGCAATTCCTTTAAACTGAAATTCCTCACCTTGCGTAAAATGTCCCACATACTCGTCCACCAACACAGTTTTACCTATGTTTGTAGGCCGTATGCTCATGATAATTTTGGCAAGGTCGCCCTGTTCACATTTCATTTTGTTTCATCAATCTAGTGTGCAAGATCATATTCTCAGTGACCAGTTTGGTGATAGTGGCCAACATGATCAATCTATCAGCATCTGTAACTGTTTCTTTGTCAAACTGTTCTAGTATGCTGGAGCCGATCATTCGCATGGTCTGTTCTTGGCCTTTAGAAAATACTCCCCAATCAAAAGGATCTCCTTCTTCGTGAGCAAAGGCAATGTCTACCAGTTCGTCAAGAGTTATTTTAGCCATGCTATTTTTTCCCCGGCAGCTTTTCTTCTATCATATTCTTCTGGTGTGCTGGGATATCTCCAGGCCCATACAGCCACAAGGGCCATAAAGATACCTGTATAGATAACACCACGCAAAGGCACTGAACCAACGCTCATCAAGATCAAACTCAATGACATCATGCCAATCATAAGGTATTTCATTTTTTGTGGAAACACACGCTTCTCACTCCAGTTGCGTAAGAAAGGACCGAACAGTCGGTGATTCATAATCCAGTTATGCATACGCTCTGAACTTCTTGCAAAACAAAAAGCACTTGCAACCACAAAAGGACTATAAGGAATGCCCGGAGTTATAACTCCTATGTAGGCCATTACAAGGCAAAGACAACCTAGAATAAAAAAGAATGCTTTTTTTAATTTAATCATATTGTTTGTTAATTGGCGAATACGTTTGATGAACCCGATAGCGAATGGCCACAGGTGCAGGCATCTCCTTGACGGTTCACTGGTTTGTTTCCTGCAAACACATTTCCACTGGCAGCATCAGTTTTTGGTGCGTCATGCTCAAATATGCCATGGTCTTCGACGGCGGCTGCCGTGACTGATATAGGAGCATTGTTGACTATTACTGAAGGAACAAGTGCTTCAATAACTAGTCCGCCGCAGGCATCTACATTGACTCTTGCTATGCCTGGCATGATATTAGGCCAGCGCAATGCCGGTAGTTGACTCAAGGAACTGTTTGGCAAACTGTGCGTCTGTTGCTTCAGCTACAGTAACAGTCGATTTTTGCAATTTGATTTCAGTATCCGGATTAACTGTAAACAGATAGGGCATCAGTCCTGGACCTTTTGGTCCCATCCCGATAACTTGTGGGTTTTTGAGTTTATAATAAGCTGCGCCGTCTTCAACTAACTTGGCAACAATTTCCTCACCACTTGTGAGTTTAAGAGTGATAACTTCGCCTGCGCTTACGCCTTTATTGATTAACATTTTATACCTTTTCTAGATGTTGTTTTAATTCTGTAAATCCACCAATCAGTTCATTGCCGATAAAAATCTGCGGAACTGTTCGTGCTGTTGGAACAGCTTCCAATAGTTCTTCTCGAGTATATCCGTCTCCGATTTTGCGTTCTTC